TCAGGCGGCAATCGCCATGTGGCGTCGGCGCGCCGCCCCCGGCGACGCCTCCAGCTGCAGCACGGCGATGGCGAGATTGCCGACATTGACTGTGGTGCCCGCCACCTCCGCGCGGGCTCGCCATTTCCAGGTTGTGGCAACCGCAGGCAGCGTCGCCCGCTGCGCCAGCCCGGCGCACTGCCAGCCCGCGGCGTTCGGCGCTTCGCGGTTCCACTCCTTGACGGTGCTGCCGTCCCTGGCGACGGTGAGATAACCGGAGACGGTGGTCGAGGCGGTGTTGTAGGCGCCGACGGCGATGATCGCGTGCTGCAGCGCCAGCGGTGTCGCGCTCAGCGTCAGGAAGTCCTGATTGGTGGCGCTGGTGGTGTTCTGGGTCGCGTGGTTCGAGGCGAACCAGGCGTTGTCGAAGGCATCGAGTCGCAGCGCCAGGATGCGTGCCCCCTGGATGTAGCACAGCGTACCGCTTTCCGACCGGTACTCCAGCCGTAAGGTGCGGCTCGCAGCGGCGAGACTGAGCTTCTCCATCACCGCGAACGGCTGGTTGTCCCAGTCGTCCTTGCAGTACCACGCCCGGTCGCCGTAGGTGGTGGCCCCGGTGACATCGTTGAGCCGGCAGCGCATGGCGCCGAGGTTGGCGTCGCTGGCGCGGGTGGCAGAGGCGATCACCAGGTAGTCCCCGGGCGAGGCGGGCGTGATCGTCAGCGTCGCCGGGGTCTGCCAGCTGGTGCTGCCGGTGTTCACCTGCGCCAGGCTCTGGGTGTAGGCGTCGGCAGCATCGGCCTTGATCAGCAGCAGGTGGACATCTTTGATCTTGGTGGTGTCGCCGGCATGCGAGGAGTTGATGTTGACATCGAGCTGCTGTTCGCCCGGGGCAGCGCCGAAGCTCAGATGGGCGATGCCAAAGAGGCCGACCCAGTCCTGCGGGCTCGACGGCTCCTGACGCTGCATCGACTGCTCGATGAGCACGGTTGCGGCCTGTACGTGATAGACCGAGGCCCAGCCGACGTGGTCGTTGGTGCCGCTGGAGTTGGTGAAGGCGGCGGACGCGAACAGCCAGTAGTCGGCATCGGCGTCCGGGGTGAAGGCGAGCGACAGCGCGTTCGTCCAGTCGGCGCTGGTGGTGCTGCTTTCGGCGAGGCTTTCCGCGTAGAAGCTCTGGCGCGCGGGCATGGGCGCTCACTCTCCATGCAGGTGGGGATGCGGCATCACAGCAGCGTCGCCGCCAAGGTGATGGCGATATCGGCGAGGGTCGCGTCGGCGCTCGTGGGTGCGACGATGCGCAGCACGTCGCCGGCGGCGACGTCGGTCTGGCTGCCGGCGAAGGTGGCGGTGGTGCCCGAGGCGGCCACGCTCGCGGTGAGGAACTCGCTCCCGTTCTTCTGGATCGAGAACACGGATGAGCCGGTGGCAGCGGCGCCGGCCTTGAGGCGGGAGCCCGTGGCATTGGCCGGGATGCGGAACGCGCGGGGAGCCACAAACAGTAGCACCACCTCGCCGTTTGCAGGCTTGCCCACGATGCCGCAGAGGATGTCGTAGGGGATCAGGGTCTGTGGCCGGACCTTCCTGTGTGCCGCGACGCTGACATCGTAGCTGCAGAGGAAGTCGGCCGCCTTGTCGGGTGCGGTGTCCTCGGCGAGGCCGTCGACCGACACTGCACCGGTCAGCCCGAGCGCGCTGGCAACCGGCCCCACCACGTCGAGCGCACCGCCAGTGAGGCTGAGGTTGGCCGACGGCGTGATTGCCTCCAGCGCACCGCTGCCGGGGGTGGTGCGGCCGGCGAGTTTACCGGTGGCGAAGCCGCCGAACTCGGTGACGCTGATCGCATCGCCGCCGCCGGCCTTGTGGCTGGCGGCATGCGCCGAGGGCGTGCGCGCATCGGCGAGCCGGGCGTCGTCACCCTCGCAGACAGTGTTGGCGCCCGAGCCGTAGACGGGCGCAAAGGTCAGCGTGTCGGTCGCGGGGTCGGTGGTGACGGCAATGCCATTGGCACCTGCCAGCGTCAGCGTATCCGGGGCGGCGTCGGCGATGACGGTCGCTTGTCCGGAGACGGCGATGCTGCCGAACGCCGGTGACGATCCACCGGGGCCGACACCGGCGATCGCCGCCACATCGGCCGGCGAGAAGCTGCGCAGCTCGGTCTCCACCGGATCGGCGATCTCGGCGGGCGTGATCTTCGACGGCAGGAGCCGCGCCGCCGAGGTCTGGTCGACGCCGCGAACATCGAGGGCGACCTCGAGGACGCGCACCTGCGCCGAGCCGTTGCCGCCTTGTCCGAACAGCGCGAGTTGTGCATCGATGGTCTGCCGCAGCGCCGCCGGGATCGGCTGCCACGGCCCCCACAGCGTCTGGTTCGCTTCGTCGAGGGTGACGGTCGCCAGGGTCGGCGTCCAGGTCGCGCCGCCATCGAGCGAGAAGGACCACAGCAGCTGCGCGTCCGTGGGCCCGCCCGGTGATCCGACGGTGACCACCAGCCGCATGTCCTGATAGCCGCGCAGGTCGAGGCCGGTGATCCGCGCCATCGCACCCACCGGGAACTCGCCGGGCGAGACCGGCACCGTCCACAGCTGATCGCCCTCCCACGCCGGCTGCGAGCGCAGGAAGGCGTCATCGGAGAAGCCCTCGGTGCGGTTGTCGTCGATGTCATAGGTCAAGCGGTCGAGGCCGTTCAGCGCCTCGACGCGGACCGCCTTGCCCTGGCCAACAAAGATCTCCTCGGTCAGCTCCGGGTCGTACCACAGCATGCTGCCGGTTGGGCCGTCCTGCCGCCATTGCCGGTTCTCGCCGGCGATGCCGCGCAGCTTCAATTGCGACCAGGTCAGCCCGGTGGTCGCCGTCCGCTGCGCCAGGATATTGCCGCGGATGACGACGTTGTGCGGGATGGCGCTGAATTGGCTGACGATGATCGCGGTATCGACGACGTTGCCGTTGCCGTACTGGTCGGCGGTCACCAGGTCGGTGATGGTGTTGCCGTAGACCAGCACATCCTCGATCGGCCGCGCCCCTTCGCCGTAGCTGGGGTCGTCGCCGAGGAACACCGCATAGTTCAGCGGCGCGCGGAAGCTGTTGCCGAGGATGGTGACGTGCTTGCCGCCCAGCACCTTGACGCCCTGGCAGCTGTAGACGCGGTTGCCGACGAAGCGGAACGCGCGCTGCTGATCGCGGTCGCCGGCGACCACGGCCGAGAGGTTGGCCGCACAGCAGTCGTCGATGATCCATGCGAAGTCGGAATCGCTGACGGCGACGTCCGCGCAGTTCGACGCGTTCAGCCCGTCGCGGGCGATGCGGTTGAGGTGGATGCGGCTGGCCCGCACCTGGTTGCAGTAGCCGAAGGTGAACGCCATCTGCGAGGCCCAGCGGCCCTCGACGTCGAGCAGCTCGATGCGGTCGTAGTGGTCGAGGGCGATCAGCCGGCTGGCATCGCCCAGCTGCTTCATCGTCGTTGCGAGGTCGCCCTCGAAGAGGATGTTGCGGATGACGATCGTCTTGCCCGGGCCGTCGTCGATATCCCGCGCCAGCAGCCGGTAGGCGGTGCCGTCAACCGGATCCTCGCTGCCGGTGAGCCCGGTGGTGGTCGCGGCGACGCCCTTGTACCAGCGACAGGAACCACGCCCGGTGAGCTTGAGATCGGGGCAGCTGTCGGGATCGATGCCGCTCATGTCTCCTTCGTGGCCGATCATGAAATCGCCGGACATCAGGATCTCGCCCGGCTGGCCGGACGCCTTGATCGCCGCGATCGCCGCGCGGATGTTGGCGTTGTCGGCGCTGGACGCGGTGCCGGCGAGCGGGATCGCCTTGGCCGGGAAGCTGATCGAAGCCAGCGTGCTGCGTTCGGCCGCGGTCATCATCACGTTGCCGCCGCCGTCGGCGATCTGCTCGGCGGTGTAGTCGCCGGCCTGGGCTGCGACCGCGCCGGTGCGGCCGAACACGGAAGTGACGCCGCCGCCCCCTCCGCCGGCCTGCACCCAGACGGCGGCGCCGGTGGTCGGATCGGCGCAGAAGAACAGCCGGCCGGCGGCCACATTGATCCACGTGGCGCCGCGGACGTAGCCGTCGGCCGCGTCGTCGTTCACCGTCGGGTCGGCAACGGCGCCGTAGTTCTCGATGATTTCCCAGGCGGTGTTGCCGGCGTTGCGGCGCCGGAGCAGCTTGCCGGCGTCGTTGCGCCAGCGCATGAACGGATAGGTGACCGACGGCGCGAACGCGCCCTCGTGCTCGGTCGCGGCCGCCTGGTCGGCGAGGTTGAAGTCCTGGCGGACCTGCGAGCCGAGCCCGGTCGGCACCGCCCCAAAGGTTGCAGACTGGGTCATGATTCAGATGCCAGAGATCAGATGTCAGATGTCAGAAAGAAACAGACCGGCAAAGCGGGCGCAGAGCCGCCTCAAGCCCGCTTTGCTCCACTTTCCCGAACGGAAGTACACCGAGCGAAGCGAGGGACTTCCGTTCGCTCGCATCACAATTTGATCATCACGTTGACGTAGCAGGTCGGCTGGATATTGAAGTGCGGCTCGCCGGAGCCGGCCGAGCCGGTGTTGCCGGAGAAGCCGCCGCCGGCGCCGGTCTGTACGCCGCCACCCCAGGTCGGATAGGTGCGGTCGCCGCCGGAGGCACCGGCGGCCCCGCCGCTCATGCCCGGGACGGTGTGGGTGTGGGCGGGAACGCCGAAGCCGTGGGCGTGCGCCGGCAGGTTATTGAGGCCGAGGCCGACGAACTCGGCGCCATGCCAGGTCGCCAGCCCGAAGTTGGACAGCCCGGCGCCCCAGCCGGCGATCGCCAGCACCCGGCCCAGCACCTTCGGCAGCAGGATGTGGCGATGGGCGGCCCAGTCGGCCGCCGCCGAGGCGCCGCGCCCGGTGGCGGTCCAGCTTCCTGCCGCATACAGCTTGCACCAGGCATCGCTGGTGTTGGCCCACAGCAGGCTGAACAGCGCCTGGGTGTCGGGGTTGGCGCGCGTGGTGGCGCCCGAGCTGCCATCGCCGATCGAGCCGTCGTTCATCATCACCCAGCCGGGATCGGCTGCGGTCTTGAACGTCTGCTTGACGTCGCCGGTGGTGAACGCGGTCTGCGGGATGTCGACGTTGGTCCACTTCATCGGCGGGCCGATGGTGCCGACCGTCCACCAGCTGGTGTTGGTCGGATCGCGCAGCTTGACGTAGCCGGTGCCGCTGTCGAACCAGAGCAGGTTCGGGTACATCACCGGCGGCTCGGTAGCACCGTAGTGCTGGGTGGCCAGCGCCTGGATGTTGGCGTTGACGCGGGCGCGGTAGAGCGCCGCCAGCTGGTTGGCGATCGCGCCGAGATCGGAAGCCTGGGTCATTCGCCGCCATCCGAGCGTCGCGGGACGACGCGCCTGTACGCTCGCAGCGCCTGCTGGCTGCGCTTCGGTAGCGGCACGTTCAGCGCCTGTTCCAGGTGCTCGACCGCCTGCACCAGGGCCTCGACCAGATCGGGGGTGTCGCGCTCGGCGGCGTCAAGCGGCTCGGTGGTGAGCGGCAGGAAGCAGTGGCGGCGGAAGTCCCACCGGTAGCCCTTCAGCCGCTGGCGCATGTCGTGGCCGTCCGGCAGGGCGACGATGCCGGCCTGCGGGTCGGTCCGGTGCTGGCCAGCAGTGACTGTCTCGACGGCGATCAACGTGCCGTCGGCATCGAGCTTCGCAATATCCGGCATTAAATTACCTCGTCGGCGGCGACGCGCAGCTGCGTGATCCACAGGTTGAACAGCCGGTCGTCGGAGCGCATCCGGCACTCGATCTGGCCGATGGCGCGCGCGTCGATCTCGGCGGAGTCGATGCGCATGAGAGTGCCCCAGGCCGGGCTCGCGGCCGGATCGTCGTCGGTCAGCCGACCCCAGATGCTGGCATCGACCGACGCGCCCAGCGTCCCGTCGACGTCCGGCCAGTTGTCGATCGCGCCGATCTTGGCGTCCCAGAATTCGAACTGGTTGACCGCGTCGAGCTTGAGCCGGCTGGTCAGACGCAGCCGGCGCACCGACCCGGCATCGATGCCGGCGGCGAACTGGTAGAGGCCGCTGTTTGCAACGCCGCCGGTGTCGTCCCAGTTGGCGAGCGCATCGACGTCGGGCACCGCGTCGAAGTCTTCGGCGTCGAGCATCAGCCCGCCGTCGACCACCGCGCACTTCGTCTTGATGCCGGCGAACGCCGGGTCCTCCTCGACGCTGCCCACCGGCGAGAACGCCAGCAGGCTCGCCTGCTTGGTCGAGACGCTGGTGACGCCGTTGGATGGCCGGCCGTCGGCATCGTAGACCCGGGCGAAGTAGGTGCCGGGCTTCAGCGGCAGGAAGACGTGCGTCTGATCGCCGGTAACGGCGCGCGCCAGCGAAATGGAGTTGGGCCACAGCACAGCATCCATCTCCGGCGAGTGCCGGAAGCTGATCCAGCCGCCAAACTGCACGTCCAGGTCGGGTGGTAGATCCCAGCGCAGCAGAGCACTTCCGCCGACGACGGCGAGCGTGAGGTTCTGCAGGTCAGCGGGTGGCGAGCGGCGGCCGGTGACGTAGTGGCTGTTGACCTGCGTCGCCGGCGAGGCGAGATGGTTCGGGTGCGTGTACTGCAGGCGGAAGTCGTAGGTCTCGCCGGACTGTGGGCCGGTGATGACGACGCCGGTCGCCGTCTCCTCCTGCACCGTCGCGTCCTGCCAGGCGCCTTGCGTGCCGGAGATCCGGTAGAGCACGTGGATCACAGCCCCCTCGATGGCGATCGGCTGCAGCTGGAAGACTACCCGCTCGATCAGCGTGCGCGACGGCGTCACCAGCATCACGCGTTCGTCGGAGCGGATGTCGAGCACCACCGGCGCCGGCACCGAGGGCGGTGCTGTGACCACCGGATCATAGGGCGGGATCGGTCCCTGCTCGGCGAGATGCACGCCCGGCGCCTCGGCGATCAGCGTCAGCTTGGCCGACAGGTTCTCGCCCGGCTCGATATCGCGCACCAGCACGCGCAGGGTCTCGCGGCCGAGCTCGCCGAAGGCGCAGAGATCACCGGCGGCGGGTGCATCGATCAGCGCCGGCGGGTTGGTGAAGAACAGCCGTGGCGAGAATCCGGCGATCGTCCGCAGCGGGTAGAGGTCGGTGCGCATGGCCCCGGCAACCACCCGGCGGACGCGCAGGCCGTAGCTCTTGCCGGTTAGCATGGTCACCGGCGCATCCAAGGTGACGTCCGTAATGTTGCCTGCGGCATCCTCGCTGGTTGCGGCGATGCGCGCCGAGGCGAGACCAACGGCGATGACGTCGTGCTGTAGGGCGACCAGGTCGCCGCGCTCGCAGGCGAGCTGCTCGAAGTCGCAGTTGATGCGGTGAATCTCTCGCCGCAGGCGCTGCTGCGCCAGATGATAGCGGCCCTCCTTCCACGCCTGGTCGCGGCTGGTCAATCCTATGATCTCCACCCGGTCGATCAGCGTGGCGCTGGCGGCAGAGTAGCCGTCGTCGTAGACGACCACCTCTTCGGTCTTCCAGTCGGCACCTTCGTTGACGAAGCCGATGCGGTAGCCGTGCGGCACCGGCTCGTGCGTCATCTCGCCCTCGTAGTTCCAGCTGTTGCGCGGCGTGAACATCCGCACCGGCACGCTGCGTGGCTCGTCGATGACCACCGAGAACTTCAGGTCGCGCAAGCTGACCATCGCCCGGCCGAGGCGGGCGACCCGGGTGAGCGCGTCATACAGCGAGGTCTTGGCATCGAAGACGCCGTTGAATTCGCGCCCGGCGGGCCGCGTCAGGCTGTCCCAGTAGACCAGCCGATCGAGGTCGATCTGCCCATCGGTGGCGGGCTTCCGTCGGCTCGGGTGCTGCAGGATGTGGCGAAACAATGCGGCCGGCTGCGAGGTTGGCCGCCACACCCAGCTGCTCGTGCTGGCGTCCCAGTCGCGGGCGATGGTGCGCGCGGTGACGTTGAACTCGTCGATCGTCCCCTGCAGCTGGCCGGTGGCGCGGATGCGCACCGCGATCAGGGTGATCCCGGGCACCGGTACCGGATCGCCGGCGGTGATCGTGCGCAGCGCCGTCCAGAAGCATTTGGAGAAGTTGCGCTCCTCGTCGGTATCGCCAGAGAGCCGGGTGATCCGCACGTCGTAGCTCCGGTTGGCATCGACGGCGCCATACTCTGCGGGCCGCCAGCGATGCCCCCAGTAGAGCGGCGTCTGCTGCCGGCCGGTGACGGTGCGAACCAGCACCGTGCTCCAGTGGTTCTCGCCGGCCGGCGACTGCTCGATCCTGAAGGTGACCGATTGGTCCGACTTCTTGCCGGCCGGCTGGTTCTGGATGTGCACCAGCCGCTCGAAGGCGATCTCGATCGCGATCTCGTCGGCTCCCGGCGCCGTCGTCCGCACCTGTCCGCCGGCGGCATAGGTCAGCGCCACCGACAGTGGGTCCTCGAAGACGTCCGTCGGATAGAGCGAGAACGGCTTGCCCTGGTCGAGGTCCCAGGCCGACGCGCTGCTGGCGTCGGCCAGCCGGTTGAAGGTGATGGTCTGGCCGGCAACGATCGGGAGCCCGTTGACGGTGCCGGAAGAGATTGCGGTCCAGGTGTCGCCGAAGCCGGGATTAACGGGAAACATGCCACTGGCCGGGTCCCAACCGCCCTGGTCCGGCATCGTCCAGTAGCCGCGGCGCAGCTGCCATTCGACCTCGGCGTAGTTGCCGATCGGTGTTGCGCCGATGCGCATCGCCTCGATGTGCACCGGTCCGTGGTTGACCGCGAAGATCGCCCGCCAGTAGGTATTGGAGCCCACCACCTCACGGTAGGGTGCCGCGGCATAGGGCGGCGTCAACCGGAAGCGGCCACAGAGGAACGGCACCTTGCCCCAGATGTCGATGCGGTTGCGCGCGCCGAGGATCTGATAGGTCTGGCTCTCGGTGCCCTTGTCCTTCGACAGCTCCGGCACCGGCGGCGGCAGGAAGGTGTTGACCAGCAGCGTGCCGCCAAGAGTCACGGCGGCACCGGCGAGGCCGCCGGCGATTGCGGCTGCGGTCGTCCCCCAGACCGGCGCCAGCGCGCCGTAGGTGAGCGCCGTGGTGACGACGGCGATAATGGCAATGCCGACCATCGCCGCGATCCGCCAGCCGCCGCCGCCCGCCGGCAGCAGCCGGATCGACAGGTATGTGCCTAGCTTGGGCCGCACGCGATGCCACTGTGTCCGCTCGACCGCCTGCTCGCCGAGGAACGCCACGCCATGCATCCGCAGCAGCGGGTCGGGCTGGATCACCTCGACGATCTCGGCAATCGTCAAGCCCGCCGGCACCGCGTAGTCGACGCGCCGCTGCTCGAACGGGTGGGGACAACAGGAGACGGTGATCAGGGAACAGGTGTCAGGAGACAGGTGACAGGATACAGGAGAGGCGCTGCTGTTGCTCACCATCCTGGCTCCCAAGTCCTGTCTTCTGTGCCCTGGTAGCGCCAGAATCCCAGGACTCTCCGGCGGATCGACTGGTGTTCCCGATAGCGGGCGAGCACGGCGGCGGTGCCGCGCTCGACATGCAGCAGCCAGCCGGAGGTCACGACGACACCGACGTGCAACGGACCGAACATCCAGCCGGAGCCGGGGATCCGCGCCGCGCCCGACATCTCGACGACGTCGAATGGCCGTTCGGCACCGGCATCGATCGGCCACCAGTCTTCCGAGTTACGCGCCGCCTCGACCACATTGCCGACGCCGGCGGGATTCGCCTCGCTGCCGTAGCAGGTCGCCAGCGACGGCAGCTCGATGCCGGCCTGCTCGGCGAGCACCAGCCGCACCAGCCCCCAGCAGTCACATCCCGCCCGATCCCGGCCAAGATCAAGAAACGGAATGCCGATGTACTGGCCGGTCCAGGCCGGAAGTTGAGTCATCAGGGCTCAGTTCAGATGTCAGGGATCAGGAGAACAAAGAAACAACTTGCGCGCGCCCGTAGGGCCGCCCCCGCGCGACCGCGAGGGAGCGGGCCGGAGACTTGGCAAAGGCCAATGGGCGCGCGCTCAATAGGAACCAGCTCGAAGTACACCGAGCGGAGCGAGGGACTTCGAGCTGACTGCGGTTATGGCCATAGCGCCCGGAACCTCCCGTCGAAGGTGACGTAGGGGAACTCCTCGGCGGCGAGGTCGTCGACGCTGAGCGTGCCGGTGACGAAGCCGACGTCGAACGTCGAGGCCCGCCATTCGAGCCCGGCCCACTCGCGCTCGACGACGTCGGGATCGGTGCTGCGGACGATGCGGATGATCAGCGACGGCGGCGTCGTCAGCCCGCGCAGCAGGGCGACGACCTCCTGGCTGGTGTTGTCGATCCGGATCTGCGCGCGCGGCGCCCGGCCTTCGGCATCATCCGGCAGCGTCACCTCGAACGGGAACGGCTCGTAGCTGGCACCATTGCTGATGGTCGCGACGCCATCCGAGGTCAGCCGCAGCGGCGCCGGCAGTTGTGGATGGCTGATCTCCAGCAGCACCAGCCACGGCGTGCCGCAATCCTGCGCGGCAAGCTCGCGGGTCGCTGCATCGGTCAGCGTCATGGTAGCAGCTCCAGATCCAGGCTGACCCGCCAGGCGATGCCGGCGGCGATCGGCTCGATGGTCGGCGGCGGCACGATGCGGAACGCGCCGACCGCACCGGTCACCGGGTGCGTCCAGGAGAACGACAAAGCACCACCCTGCAGGTCGGAGGCGAAGAAGCTGCGGAAGGTGGCGAGCTGCGCCGAGGTTAGGCGGAATGCCGCCTTCAGCCGGGTCACTCCTGCCGTTGCCCGCCGTCGCGCCTTGGCCGGCCCGACGTCGGTGGCGCTGCGCACCAGCAGGTTCGGCGGCGTTTCGGCGAAGCCGTCGGCCAGCGGTCGCTGCGGCAGCGATGCCGGCCAGGGCGGGATCGCCATCGCTATCGTGCCCGGATCGGGTTGGCGGCGGCGGCGAGCGCGCGGTTGAGCGTGCTGCCGGGCCGCGTCGCCCGCTGCGCCATCGCCACCTCGACCGCGTCGATGATGACGTTCAGGCTCAGGTTGCCGCTCGGGTCCCGCTGCTCTTCGGTCGTCACTTTGGCACCCGCATTGTTGATGACGTTAACCGTGACCTGCGGGCCGCCGGCCGCCTCGACGCCTAGCCTTCCGGAAGAGAGCCGTTTCAGCGGCAGCACCGCTTCCGGGCCGGCCTCGCCCATCAGGCCCGTGCCGTTCGCCATTGGGAACACGGTCGGCCGGTCGACCACGCCGCCCTGGGCGAACGGGATGACGGTGCCGTGGGCGAACACGCCGCCCTCGGCGTAGAGCCCGCCGGTGCCGGGCCCGGGCGCTGCACCGGGCTCGCCACTGCCAGCGGTCGGTGCCGACGAACCGAACAGCCCCGAGGCCAGACCGCCGAGACCGCCGCTCAGAGCCTGCGCCAGCGGACCGAGAACCGCCATGCGGATCGACAGCCGGGTCAGATCCGCGATCATCGAATCCACGAGCGAGGCGAAGTCGAGCTTGCCGTTCGTCACGAAGCCGACCAGCGCGTCCTCCATGCCCTGGAACGTCTGGGTCGTCACCTGCTCGGCGGCGCTCGCCGCATCCATCGCCTGGTCGGCATAGTCCCGCAGCGCGCGGGTCACGCCGTCCTGCCAATCGCGGCTGGTGGCGAGCATGCGGTCGGCCGCCTGTTCCGCCTGCCGGTAGGCTTCGGCGATGGCACGTCCATGCGTCTCGGCATCGATGGCGCCGGCCCGCATCAGCGCGTCGAGCTGCTGCAAGGTCGCCGCCAGCTCTTCCGCCGGAGTGCGCATCTGCTCGGTCAGCCGCGCGCCCTGCTGGCGCAGCTGCTGCTCCGTGCGCAGGCTCTCGGCCAGCCGCTCGCGAGCCTGCTTCTCGTCGTA